GCCGCCGCCATGCCGGTCTTATTCCACCAATTGGCATCTTTGGAGTCGAGGAATGCGCGTGCTTGCTGCACAGAGTGGGCCAACATGCTCTGTGACGACGTGTTGCTCGAAAGCACGACGTCGCCAGTGGCGTTGGCCACCCACTCATATACGCAAACCACACGCACCCGGACTCCAGTGGCCACGGGCAAACCACCGAAAGTGAACATCATTGAAGAATGTCCATCTTCGGGGGCGCTCGAGGAACTCGGCGAACGGAACAACCCGTCCGCGTAGTTTGGCGCCCACTTAATCTCCATGAAATCGGAGGGCATGCGCTCCACGACTGGGGACACAGCTCGATTCGCGGAGCAATTGGTGGACGCGGCTGCCGTGGTGTGTAAGCCATAAGTGGCCTGCGCACCGGACACGATTCCCTGGCGGTTCAGCTCTGATCCAGGCCAATACAACTGAACGCACGCTGCCAAGCAGCGGTAGTTAGAGCATTGGGTGGTCAAGAAGCTGGCGCCAGGGATGTATGCGAGGGCACTAGCATTGGAGCCGTTAAGAGTCAACGCCACACCGTCCGTGGCTGCCTCGGCCTGCAGGACCCCGCACCCTCGCGGGGCGGCGGCCTGATTGTTAATCGCTCCGGGAGTGATGATCATCATACCAGCCGTGGCTGCTGCGCCATTGCCGAATATGAAGTCCTTCTCGAATCGTGTAACTTGGCCACCCTGGTTTGATCCAGGGCCGTGCACCAGAGGCCCGGTACACGGGTTAGCCAGCAACTCAACATAGCGTTGAAACGCTAGCTGGTCGCTGGGTATAAGGCTGCGCGGTCGGAGCAAACGTGCCTTGGCTTTATTCTTCCGCTTGTTATTAATTTTGGCCATGGTTCTAGAGGTTCAGGTGCTCAGGTGAAGAGTCGGGGGGTCGAATCTTCACCGAGCCGGGGTGGTGCCAGGCGAGGACTACCCTATCGTATTCACGCTCAAGTGCCTCCTGTTCATCCGGGGTTATCCCGAATGCCAGCCAGTAGGAGTACCTAGCGGCCGCCGTGGGGGTGGTGTAGTGCCGGCTCATGTCCCGTGCAAACCGCATAAATCCGGTTTCCTGGGTGCAATCACCGCGCAACTCTTCCCCTTTGGCTCCCCGCATCAACGCAGCATAGAAATGCTGCTGCACGGGGATGCCGCCTGTTAAGGCCATGCCAGCTCGTCCCACGGACAGTCTCCACTTGTCGAATATGGAGGGCCCATCCAATGGTTTGATACTGATACAGTCCTTAGCGGTGGCCAACCGGTGCTTGCGCACCATGACCCACCGTTCTCCGTCG